ATTATTTATCTACTGCATATCAAGAAACTTTTGGTTATACATTACGAGAAGCAATGTTATATGACTGCAGAATAGTAGCACCAAACGAATTATGCTATCCAGAAATGTTACCAGAAGAATGTCTTTACAACAGGAAAGATTTAGATACAATTAAAAAATATTTAACTACTGAATTTCAAATGCCGAGAGGTTATAAAGGTATGTATGATGAAAGTTTTAATAACATGATTAATTTATTAGTATGAGAGGAAAAGATTATTGGTACGGAAAAGAAGTAGAGGGTAGGTTGTATGGACTATATACTTTATTCAATAGAAACAAAGTTGGTGTAGTTACAAAAAATGTTCAACATTTATACTTTACAGTTGAGTTTTGGGAGTTAAAAAATGCAGCAGAACAAATAGAATTTTGGTTGTTAAAATATCCTATCTCGGTTGAAGTAACAAGCGAAACCTATAAACACCTAACCCCAAACATAAAAGTAAGAGCACATATTATTTACAGGGTTAAAGATAAAAATGTGTTTGATTTAAAAGAAACCGATAGTGTTTTTGTAGACGGAAATATGTTTAACGTATTATGCTTTACTAAACACAATGCACTTAAAGTAAATTATAATGATTATTCAAACGATACCTTATGAAGATAGAAAAAAAATATTACTTCTATGCAGGTCATAGAAACAAATCAGCAGGAGAGAAATGCGGCAGACCTCACGGACATACTTATGATGTAACTTGTACGTTTAGGTTTGGAACAATGGAGAACGGAATTACAATGTTGTTTTCTGATATTGACAAATTAGTTGAGCCAATTATAAAAGAGTACGACCATTATTTTTTATTATGTGAAGACGACCCATTGGTTGAAATTTTAAAATTAGCAGGAGAAGAATACAAAACAGTACCCTTTGAAACCTCTGCCGAGAATATGGCTATTTGGTTGTTCAACAGGATTAAGAATGAAGCAAAGCTACCAATAATAAAAATAGAGTTTGCAGAAACAAAAACAAGTAAAATAATATATGAAGAATAAATTAGCAATTAGTGAAGTGTTTTACTCAATGCAAGGCGAGGGTAAGACAGTAGGCATACCAAGTGTGTTTGTCCGATTAGGAGGTTGCAATTTAATGTGTGGTGGTATGGGAACTCAATTTGACGGAGAGTTACATAATGGTGCAGAATTTAGATGCGACACAGTTGAAGTTTGGATGAAGGCATTATCAAAACAGTATGAAGAAATACTACCAGACGATTGTATTGATGCAATTAAAAACAATGCACATATAATTCTAACAGGTGGAGAACCAATGATGCAGCAAGGTGGGTTAGAGGGTTTTATTAAATATGTAAAGCACAACATTAACGCTAATGCTTATTTTGAAGTTGAAACAAATGGAACAATAATGCCAAGTGAGTTTTTATTGTATCAAGTACACTTGTGGAATTGTAGTCCAAAGTTGAGAAATAGTGGTATGGATAATGCTATGACTTTTAAGCCTGATGTGATTAAAGAGTTAAATAAAAAGAATACAATTTTTAAATTTGTAGTTAATTCTGATAAAGAATGGATTGAAATAGAAAGAGATTATTTATCTATTGTAGACAGAGAAAAAATTTACTTGATGCCTGCAGGAGAAAATCAAGATTTATTAAATGAAAATAAATTACGAGTTATAGAATTGGCAAAAGAAAAATATTTAAACTTTACAACCAGATTGCATATTGATGTCTGGAATAAAAAAACAGGAGTATGATCAAAACAAATATAACTTGGGAACAAGTTTATCATAGGTTAAATGAAGTAATAAAAGATTTACCAAAAGACACAAAATATTACGGAGTGCCGAGAGGTGGGCAAGTGGTTGCAGGAATGACAGGAAACGCAGTTGATAACGTAGATGACGCTGATGTTATAATAGATGATTTAATTGATAGCGGCGCAACCGAGAAGCGATATAAAAAACATAACAAACCATTTCTTTCATTAATAGACAAGAGAAAAGAATTGCAAGGCGAGTGGTTAGTCTTTCCTTGGGAAACAAAAGAGGGAGATACAGATGAAACAGTAGAAGACAATGTATCAAGATTACTACAATATTTTGGAGAGGATGTAAATAGAGAGGGGTTACAAGAAACACCTAAAAGGTTTATTAAATTTTTTAAAGAGTTTTTAAACCCACCAGAATGGAACTGCACAAGTTTTGAGGGCGAGGGTTATGACGAAATGATTGTGCAAACAAACATACCATTCCATAGTTTATGCGAACATCACATAGCACCTTTCTTTGGCACAGGTACAATAGCTTACATACCAAACAAAAGAATAGTTGGGTTAAGTAAATTAGCAAGAACATTGGAAACCTATGCAAGAAGATTGCAGAATCAAGAAAGAATAACTACACAGGTTGCAGAATTTTTGTGGAATGAATTAGACCCAAAAGGAGTAGCGGTACAGATAACTGCGAAACATATGTGTATGGAAATGAGAGGAGTTAAGAAACACGATACGTGGACAACAACTACAAAACTATTGGGTGCTTTCAAAGATGATATAAACACAAAGAACGAATTTTTAAATAGTATTAGAAATGGTAAGTAGCGAACAAACCGAACACAATAAAAGAAATGTGCTTGATGCATTAGAAAAATCATTTGGCATTGTAACAACTGCTTGTAAAACTGTTGGTGTAAGTAGAACACAATTTTACCAATGGCTAAAAGATGATGCAGCGTTTAAGAAGCAAGTAGATGATTTGCAGAATGTAACTTTGGATATGGCAGAAAGCCAATTACACAAACAAATACTTGGTGGCAATACAACTGCAACTATATTCTATTTAAAAACAAAAGGTAAGAAAAGAGGATATGTTGAGCGACAAGAGATAACAGGAATTGAAGGAACTAAACTATTTGATATTGAAGTTGTAAGAACAATCAATGAAGACAAAGATACAGACTAATGTTGTTTACGAACACCTCCGAGATTCAAAAGAAAAAATTGTTGTAGAACAAGGTGGAACAAGGAGTGGTAAAACATATAACATTTTACTATTTATTATTTTTAAGTATTGCACAGACAACATAGGCAAGACAATAACAATCTGCCGAAAGACATTTCCTGCATTACGAGGAACTGTTATGCGTGATTTCTTTGATGTATTAAAATCGCAAGAATTATACAGAGAAGAATATCATTCTAAATCTACACATGAATATCACTTAAACGGAAACCTTATAGAATTTATCTCACTTGATCAACCACAAAAAATACGTGGTAGAAAAAGAGATTTCTTATTTTGCAATGAAGCAAATGAGTTGACTTTTGAAGATTGGCAACAGTTAATATTTAGAACAACAGAAAGAATAGTAATTGACTTTAATCCGTCAGACGAATTTCATTGGATATATGATAGGGTACTAACAAGGGAAGATACAGAGTTTTATCAAACATCATATTTAGACAATCCTTTTTTATCAGATACAATTATAAAAGAAATTGAAAGACTTAAATATATTGATGAGAACTATTGGAGAGTGTACGGACTTGGAGAACGTGGTAAGAGCCGTTCTCTTGTGTTTAATTTCTCAACCATACCCTTTGTTCCAGAAAATGCTAAACTCGTTGGACGAGGGCTTGATTTCGGTTTTACGAATGATCCTACTGCATTAGTAGAAACATATGTTGAGGGAGATAATATGTATGTTAAAGAACTACTTTACAGAACAGGTTTAACCAACCAAGACATTGGCAATGAATTAAAGCGATTACAATTAGATAGACGAGATGAAGTGTGGTGTGATAGTGCAGAGCCAAAGAGTATAGAAGAAATACACAGAATGGGTTGGAATACAAAAAAGACTTTTAAGGGAGATATTAATATTGGTATTGATATTATAAGACGATACAGATTATTTGCAACAGATGACAGTATTAACTTGATCAAGGAGTTAAAAAACTACAAATACATAGAAGACAAAAACGGACAACTAACAAACAAACCTATTGATGCTTTTAACCATACTCTTGATGCATTGAGATATAGTGTTGTGAATAGACTTTCCAAACCTAAATACGGAAAGTATTTTATCAGATAAACTCTCCTACACTTTTATTAGGTTTTATTAACAATTTTTAATATATTAAAGTATTATTAATTTTAAATATTAGAAATATGTTAGACACGTACAGTTTAGATTGCAGTTATTTTGAGAAAGAATGTGGTAGCCTTGCAGAACTTGTGAGTTATTGTAGCAGAAATGCTATGGACCCAAGTTATGAGATTACAAAAAATGGTATTGGAATAGGCGAGAAGCTTATTGATTTTATTGTATATTAATTTAAAAATAAAAATATGTTTGAGATAATTGGTTACGACCTCGAAGTATATTTCAGAGGTAAATATTATGGTAGTATCAGAATGCAAGACCCAGACCGAGAGGTAATGGGTTATTCTGGTAGGAGAGAATTAGTACTTGCAGATGATTGGCAGTACAAGAAAAAAAGGTTGAAAGCAGGTACTGTTGTGATGACAGAATGCGTTCCTCTTTGTGGAAAGTTACTTGGTAGCTTTAAAGACAAGATGAATGTTTTAGAAAACAGTAAAGTATATTATAATTATTAATTTAAAAAAACAAAATTATGAGACAATTAAAAAATAGTCAGATTATTGATATTGCAAATGTAAAATTAGAATGTGGTTGGTCAGAGAATCGTGTTTGCGATTGGGTATTTGAAGAATGCAATAATGATAAAAAAGCGTTGAAATTATTAGGTAAAATTTTAAATGCAGATAAAGTAATTACTAATTTATAAAAATGAAAGACAAAATTATGAATTATCCGAAAAAAATTAGAGTAGCATATTTTAAAGACGGTGTTGACAAAAGAGACAATTTCAATGAATGGTATGTTATACAAGAAAAAGTAAACAACCAGAATGAAGAGTCTACATTTTATGAAAGCCTTAATCACGAAGCTAACATAGAAATAACAATTTTTTAAATAACCATTAAAAGACAAAATTATGAGAACATTACCAAAGTACAAACAAAATTTAAGAATAGACGGAAGAAACGTTTGGAGTTATTCAACTATTGTGGCAAAGATTGAGGGAAACAATTTAAGGCAGTTAGGTTATTGGAGTATGACAACTCAAAAACATATTAACTATGCAGCGAATTATTTAAGTTTAACTTTAATTAAAGAATAATGAGAACACAAGCAGACACATTGAGAAGCGAAATAAAGTGTTTAGAGATACTTTTAACAAGTGCTACAAGACATAATGATATAGCATTAGAGAGAGACATATATCGTCGTTTAGACGTAGCGAAATCAACCTTAATAAATATAATGTAATGAAACATAGAATACTACAAACAGGTTTACATTCAATAGAAGTAAACGGAAGAATAAATATTTACACAGAAAAAGAATATGATCATTTTAGTTGGTGGTCAATAGTTAAACTTAAATACAATTTATAATGGACAAAGAATTTTTTATTTTAAAGACAGTAGAACTACATTCAACAAACGGAGTAGTACATTTACGAGCAATAGGATATGAGCCAGAAGATGGTTATATTGATATTGAGTGGGACGCACATTCTTTATTAGAAGATATACCCTCACTTTATAGAATGGCAAAACAAGCAGAAAAACAAGACCGCAAATATATGAAAGACAAGTACAAAGAATTTAAAAAAGACTTGTAAAATAATTAGGTTTATTAAAAATTTATTATTATATTGTAGTATAAATGTGATAGTTCAAGTAGTGAATATCAATAGATAAGGCTAAATGTTGAAAAAATACATAATTACCTTTGAAAGATAGTCCGATTGTGATAATGAAAAGACATCATTTTTATTTTAAAAAGTTACCTTTGCAGAAATGCAGAGGTTTTTTTTTGTATTTAATCAAAATAATTTAAAAATTTTAACCATTAATCGTTATAACTATATGAAAGTCGATGTTTACATACCACACAGATTGAGTGATATTACTTTAAGGGAGTACAAAGCCTATGATAAAATCATGCAATCAAATAAAGAAGATGAATACGCAGAGCGTTTTATTAATCTCAAAATGTTAGAAATTTTTTGTGGGGTTAACTATGAGAATGCAAAGAAAATGCCTTTAACAAAGTTCAATAGTATCGTACAACATTTGTATAAGATACTATCAATAAGTCCAGAACTTGTGCAAATATTTAAAATGGGAGATACAGAGTTTGGTTTTATTCCAAACCTTGAAGAAATTACTTTTGGAGAATACATAGATTTAGATACTTACTTAACTGATATGCAAAACATAGAAAAAGCAATGGCAGTTTTGTATAGACCTGTAACAGAAAAAATAAAAGACAAATATCAAATAATTGATTATGATGCAGAGCTATTTTCAGAAGCAATGTTAGATATGCCACTTGACGCAGTAATTGGTTCTATTGTTTTTTTTTGGAATTTAGGCATAGACTTATCGAAAGGTATGATGAGCTCTTTACAAGTGACGGAAGCACAACAGATGCAGTTTCTGGATTTGCAAACAAGTGGGGTTGGACTACATCAATCTATAAACTTGCTCAAAGCGACATTAGAAGATTTGAAGAAATAACCTCAATGAATGTAAATTTTTGCTTAACTATGTTAGCATTTGAAAAAGAAAAACAAGAAATAGAATCACATCAAATAAAAAGTAAATTCAAATAATGGCAAACCAAGATTTTATAGGCGCACAATCATACTTGTATGTGATCAAACAAATTAAAGATAATCTTTTAGAGGGCAAATTACCAGATAATTTTAAAAGAATTAACACAGTTACCACAGGAGATATTTCGGAGGTTGATTTATCCAAACAAACTATCTTTCCTTTAAGTCATATTATGATTAACAACGTACAGTTTGGAGAACATATACAGACGTTTAATGTTAGTATAATGCTAATGGATATCTTGTTTGAAGATAATACAACAGAGATACCTCTAATCTATAATGATGACAACGAACTGTTCTTATTGAATAAAATGTTATGGGTTGGGAATAAAATGGTTAAAGATTTTAATGTAGGAAATTTAAACAACGGAGACATTTACGTAGATATTAAGACAGTCAATGCAGAGCCTTTTAAAGATAGGTTTGAAAATTTATTAGTTGGTTGGGTATTTACTTTTGATGTTCAAGTAAGAAACAATGTTAACATATGTCTAAATTAAACTTTAAAGAATTAAATGCTATTGCAAATATTTTTGGTAGATATGTTATTAGTCAATCAAAACAAAATTTGGTCGCTGCAAAGAAAGGTGGTGGTAATTTGGAGAATGGTATTAATTATAGTGTTTCGCAAATTGAAGAAGGAATCAAGGTAACCTTTGCAATGCCAAAGTATGGGGAGTTTGTGGACAGGGGAGTAGACGGAGTTAAAGTAAAACATGGTGCAATAGCATATGACGGAAGAAGATTACAATACACAAACAAAATGCCACCACCAAGTAAGTTAGATAAATGGATTGTTAAGCGAGGTGGTAAAGGAGTAAGTTTAGCACCAAGAGATAGCAAGGGTAGGTTTACAAAAAGAAAAATAGATTCAATAGGTTTTCAAAAATCAATACAGTTCTTAATTGCAAGAAGTATTTTTTTCAAAGGAATAAGACCAAGTATGTTTTTTACCAAACCTTACAGGTCAGCAATAACAAAATACACTGATCAATTTAACGTTGCTTTTTTTAGTGATGTTAAAACATTTTTAAATACCAAAATATAATGAGTACAATAATTAACGCAAGGAGTCCATATCTCAAAAAATATACAAATACTACACAAGGATATTCCTTGTCTTCAATACAAGCTAAAATAACTGTTTGGAGTGGATTACTTTCAGCACAACCTGCAACCCCAACTTACACCATAACAAAAGGAAACATTGGTAGTGAGGAATTTACAAATTTAGAATTATCACAATTAATTAGAGATTTTTTAGATACAGAATATTATAGTGTAACACAAGGCATTGGTGGTACTGCTGATGATGCAGTATGGGTAAAAGTTGAGGTTGATTTATATGACGGTATTTCAAATTTTCAAAGTTACTCTGACACTTTTTTAGCATTTGACGGTTATGGATATTGGGATGAGGGTAGCAACCCAAGAACAAGTACAACAAGTTCAACTGTGCCACCTACAAACTTTACCCCAATGGTTTTAATGGACAATCGAACTGTTTATTTTAAGCGTGGGGAAGATATTAGAATACCTATATTTTCTGAATCTTGTGCTAACATAGTAACTGATATAGATTCTGTTTGGGAATTAACAGACGTTTATTGGGAACAAGCAACTCAAAATTGGAACTCAACTGCAGGAACTATTGTAGTTGTAGATAGTGATGACAGTGCAGATAAGATACAGTACGTAATTATTGATAGTGCACAAGCATTAACAGGCGATACTATTACAATTACAAGTACTTGTGGTTTAGCACAAACAGTAGTTATTACGCTGCAAGAGATTGAGTGTGGAAAGTTTGACGATTACAGAGTTATTTTTTATAACAAATACGGAGCATTGCAAGATTTCTACATGAATAAAAAGTCATCAAAGGACTTAAAAATAAAATCAGAAGATTACAATAGAAACATATTTAATAGAGATTTAAACCAATACAATATAGTTAAACATCAAAAATATACTTTTAACGTACAAGCTAATCAATCAATAACTTTAAACACAGAGTTTTTTCCAGAAGATTTTAATAAGTTAATGGAACAAATGTTTCTCACAGAACAGGCTTGGATATCATTAGCAAGTGTAGTTCAACCTGTTGTTATTGGTACTAAAACTTTAAAATATAAAACTCACATCAATGATAAACTTATCCAATATAAAGTAGATTTTGATTTTAGTAATTCTTATTTAAACAACGTTCTCTAATGTATACACTAGCATTATATATTGATGGGGTTAGGGTAGACCAATTTAAAGACGAAAGTGTAACAATAACTGATAGTATTCAGAACATTAGGGATATTGATAAAGTTTTTACTGCGTTTACAAAGACATTTAGTTTACCTGCTTCAAAAGTTAATAACCAGATATTCAAACATTATTATAGTTCAGAAATTGATAATGGTTTTGATGCAAGGAAAAAAGTTAATGCAGTATTAGAAATAAATTCTTTGCCTTTTAGAACAGGAAAAATAAAATTAGAAGGAGTTGATTTAAAAAATAGAAAAGCACATACGTATAGAGTTACATTTTTTGGAGACATTGCTAAATTAAAGGATCAGTTAGGTGGAGACAAATTAGCTGACATAGATTTTTCTCAATATGATGAAGATTATAGTTCGGCTAGTATAATATCGAAATTTGCTCAAACTAATATTTCTGATTCTACAAATATTGTAGCACCACTTATAACACACACACAAAGGCTGTTTTATGATAATTTAAAAAATGTAGATGATAGTGGTAATTTAAAGTATGGCACTGCCAATCAAGGAGTTAAATGGAATGAGTTAAAATATGCAATCCGAGTAAACACTATTTTACAACAATTAGAGTTACAATATAACATTGAATTTTCAACTGATTTTTTTAGAAATGTAGCTATCAAAGAAATGCACGGAATGTTTTTATGGCTGCATAGAAAATCTGGGCAAGTAGAAGATTTATCTGGTGCAAATACTGTTGAGACATTAGTAGACTGGAATTTTATAGCGTCAGAAGATTATTTTGAAATTTATAATACTACGTTTTGTTCTTATTATACCAATTCTGCAATTGATTTCTTGCGTCTTGTAGTTACTCCTAATAGTAATTATTTTCAAACTCTTTACGGAATAAGAATTGAAGAAAATGGGCAGGTAGTATATAATTCTGGAATAACAATAACAGGGTCTATAACAATAAATGCTTTAACAGAGTGGACTTATTTTGGTGGGTGTTATCAGGTTTATGTTATAACTGACTTGGATATGGAGTTCTCTGGTGTTGAATGGCAAGGTAGAGGGACAACTTTTGGCACTCCTTATTTTATTAATTATGATACGGGATTTTTTGCTGCTACTAATGTTTTTAAATTTAATGTATCAAAGCAGATTCCAGATATTAAAATTTTAGACTTCTTAACAGGACTGTTTAGAATATTTAATTTAACTGCTTATGCAAAAGACGGAAAAATAGTTGTTCAAACACTAGACGATTTTTATAGTGAAGGGCAAGGACATTTATTAGGAACAAAAGGAATAGACATTACAGAGTATGTAGATATTGAAGCGAATACAGTTGATGTTGCTTTACCTTTTAGAGAAATATTTTTTCAATTTGAAGACACAAAAACATTTTTAGCAAATAAGTTTGGAGAAATTACAGGAAGACCTTGGGGTCAGTTGAGTTATACTGCAGGAGAAGAAAATTTAGACGGTGGCACATATCGAATAAAAGCACCATTTGGACACTTACTATACGAAAGAATAAACGACGCAAGTAATGGTGCCTTAAAAGACATACAATGGGGTTATAATGTAAACAATAATCAGAGTGCTTATTTAGGAAAACCTCTTTTGTTTTATCCAATTAGGGTAAGTTCTGGTGCAATTAGTATAGTAGATGAGGTTGATGATGATAATGTAGCCGTATCACATATTTCCAGAAGCACTGTAATAATGCCTTTTAATACTGTTGTTTTAGACCCTGCTGTAAATAATTTTCAGTTAAACTATTTTGACGAAATTAATGAGTGGACACGAAACGAAAATGGGAATATTTTTACAGGTAATTTATTTACCAAATACTACACTAATTATATAACAAGTGTTTTTAATTCAAAACAAAGATTAGTTAAAGTTACTGCATATCTTCCTGTAAGTTTTTTATTAACTTATAAATTATCTGATAGACTTATAATCGCTGATCAACAGTATAAAATAAACTCAATAAAGACAAACTTAAAAACAGGTAAAAGTGATTTAGAACTTGTTATTGATAGATTTGTAACATTAAACACACCATAAATATGATAAAAAATATAATTGATAATCTGCCAAACGTAGAAGCAGATACAGAAAATTTAAAAATAGCAAAAGGAAAATACCAACTTGTAACAAGTATTAAACAAGCAATTAAAGTATTTAAAAACGAATTGAAATGGCAGAGCAGCAACAAGAAATAGAGTTTGTCTTAAAGACTAAAAACGCTCAAAAGAACGTAGGGGACTTAACTGAAAATTTAGAGATACAAAGAGGTGTATTAATAGATTTAGAAAAGCAACTTTATGAATTAGAAACTGCACAATCAAAAGTAGCTAAAACTAATTCAGCAGGTCAAAAGTTTTGGGGTGACCAAATAAAAGCAACCAAAGGAGAAATCAAAGGCGAGGAATTAGCTTTAAAAGATTTAAACAACCAAAAAAGAGTTGCAAGTTCAGAACTTAAAACCCTTGTAGGACAACAAAAACAAAGTGCAGTAGCAGGGTTGCAACAAAATAAAATATTTGTAGCAGTTAATAAAGCAACAGGTGGTTTAGCATTAAAGTCTTTAAAATATTATAAAGGTTTAAAAGCAGGTGCAAAGGCTATAAAAGGTTTTAACGCAGGTTTAAGCGGAATGAAAAAAGCACTTATTGCAACAGGTATAGGTGCATTAGTTGTAGCAGTAGGATTGTTGATTGCTTATTGGGATGATATTACAGGTGCTATTAATGGTGCATCATCTGAACAGAAACAACTTGCAGAAGATTCAGCTAAACTTACATTAGAAGCAGAAAACCAATTAGCAGCAACAGAAGCAAGTGAGAACACTTTAAAAATGCAGGGTAAATCTGAAAAAGAAATACTTGCATTAAAAATTGCTCAAACAGATGAGATAATTGCATCAACTGAAATTCAATTACAACAACAGAAAGACTTAAAGAAATCTCAAATAGATGCAGCAAAGAGAAATCAAAAAATTGCTGCAGGTGTTATTGCATTTTTAAGTGCGCCTATTACTATGTTATTGGCAGCAGTAGATGCTTTAACCTACGGACTTGCAAAAGTAGGAGTTTTGGATAAAGGAACTAACCTTGCAGAAGACTTTGCTATGGGTGCAGCCAAAATGATTGGTTTTGATCCAGAAGCAGTTGCAGAAGAAGGACAGAAAACAATAGACGAAACAGAAATAAAGTTACGAGATTTAAAAAACAAAAGAGACGGTTTTAAATTGCAACAAGACGCTGATGATAAGAAAGCATCAGACAAAAGAAAGAAAGATAAAGAAAAAGCAGACCAAGAAGAATTAGAAGCTGAAAAAGAAAAAGCAGCAGCACTTGAAAGAATTAGAAAAGGTTTAATTGATACAGAAGCAGAAGAAAGAGCAGAAAGATTAAGGGAGATAAAAGCTGACTATGACGAGCAAATAAAACTTGCAGAACTGTATTATGGTTTAGAAAGTGAAAAAGTAAAAGAATTAAAAGCAGCACAAAGGTTAGCATTAGCAGACCAACAAACAGAATTTGACGAAGAAGATAAAGAAAAAGAGGAAAAGGAATCGCAAGAAGCTGCTGATAAATTAGCGTTAGACGGAGAAACAGAAGCAATGACTTTTGAAGAACAAAGACTTCTAATAGACGAAAGAAGAAAATTGTTAGATGAAGACGAAACTATTAATGATGAAGATAGGTTAGATTTAAAGAAACAGTTTGACGATGCAGAAGAAGAATTAGAACAGAAAAAACGTGCAAGTAAGCAACAAACATTAAACAACTTAATTGCTATTGGTGGGGCAGAAACAGGTTTTGGTAGAGCAATGTTAGTAGCTAAACAACTAATCGCTGCAAAAGAATTAATACAAGATGCCAGAAAATCTATAACATTAGCAACCAATGCAGGTGCAAGAAGTACAGTTGCGGTAGCAGAGGGTGCAGGTCAAACTGCAAAAATTGGTTTTCCACAAAACATACCAATGTTAATAGGATATGCTGCCCAAGCTGCAGGAATTATAGGTGCGATTAAAAGTGCAGTATCAAAGACAAAAGGTGCAAGTGCAAGTTCTATGGCTGCACCAAGAGCAGGAAACAGTTCAGTACCAACTGCAGCATCTCAATCTCCTGCGTTTAATATTGTAGGAGATAGTGGAACAGATACTTTGTCCTCTGCTATTGCAGGTCAAAACCAACAACCTATCCAAACTTATGTAGTAGCAAATGATGTAACCACATCACAAAGTTTATCAAGAAACATTGTTGAGGGTGCATCTTTATAGTAAAAGCAAAATAAATTAATTTAATCGTTATAAGTATATGAGAATAGTAGAATTAGTTTTAGACGAAGAACAAGATAACTTTATAGAAGCAATTTCAGTTGTTGAACACCCTGCAATAGAATCAGATTTTGTTGCTTTAAAATCGCAAGAGTTTAAATTTGCAGAAGCAGATAAAGAAAGAAAAATATTGATTGGTCCTATATTGATCCCTAACAAACCTATTTTTAGAAAGAATGGAGATGAAGAATACTATATTTATTTTAGTAGGGAAACAGTAAGAAAGTCCTCACAGTTATACTTGAAACAAGGTAATCAAGGTAATTCCACTTTGGAACATAGTAATACATTAGACGGTTTAACTCTCGTTGAAAGTTGGCTAGTTGAGGATAAGAAAAATGACAAGTCAAATATGTATGGAATGGACTTACCATTGGGAACTTGGGTAGGCGCGATAAAAGTAGATAATGATAATCTTTGGAATGATTATGTAAAGACAGGAAAAGTAAAAGGTTTTAGTATTGAGGGTTATTTTGCTGACAAGGCAGAATTGTCTCAACAAAACAAAGACAACGTTCTTCTAACCAAACTTAAAGAACTTTTAACCAATGTTTAGATTTTTTAAAACACCAAGTAGAACAAGTCCAAAAAACAGTCGTAGAGCTTGTCTATGTGATGATAATACTTATTCAAGAAAATGTTGTGACGGAAGTTTACAAGCACAAGGAATAGGTAACATAACTGCATCGCCAGAGGAAACAGAAGAAGCTGAAACTGAATAATGCTTAAACGCAAAACTAATAAATAAAATCGTTAATTAATTAAACAAAGTAAATTATGAGTGCAACAAACACGCTGAACAAAGTTAAAACACTTTTAGGACTTGAAGTTGGTCTTGAACAGATGAAACTTGACAATGGTACAGTTTTAGAAGCAGAGTCTTTTGAAGCAGGGCAAGAAGTTTTTATTGTAACAGAGGATGAAAAAGTTGCTTTGCCAGTAGGCGAGTACACTTTGGAAGACGGAACTATGCTTGTGGTAACAGAAGAAGGACTAATTGCATCAATGGGAGAAGTTGAAACAGAAGCCGAAACAGAAGAAGAAGTTGTAGAGGAAGAAGTTGAAGCAGACGAAGAAATCATTGAAGAAGAAGTGACCGAAGAAGATTTAGGTTATGTTTCAAAAGAAGAATTTGGACAAGCTATTGACGAAATCAAAGCTATGATAGACGAGGTTAAGGCAGGTTATGACAAACCAAAAAAAGAAGAAGAAAAAGAAGAAGAAGTTGAAATGGCTGAACTTAAAGAAGAATTAAGCAAGCCTGCAACCGAAGCAATTAAACACGCACCAAAAGAAGAAAGCGTAACAAAAGGAAAATTTAATTTCAATAAAAACAAATCATTAACTGCATACGATAGAATCGTAGCTAAAATTTCAAACATTAAATAATAAAAAAATGGCAACAACAACTAACATTACAACTACTTACGCAGGACAGTTTGCAGGAGAATACATTGGAGCAGCTTTATTGAGTGGTAACACATTGGCAAATCAGTTAATTACTATTAAGCCAAACATCAAGTTAAAAGAAGTGATCAAAAAAGTAGATTACGCTTCTGCAATAGCAGTAGGAACTTGTAACTTTGACCCCCAAGGAACTGTTACTTTAACAGAACGTATTTTGCAACCAGACGAACTACAAGTAAACATTGAATTATGTAAGACACCATTCCAATCGGATTGGGAAGCAGAATCAATGGGCTACTCGGCTCACGACCAACTGCCACCTAAATTTTCTGATTTCTTCATTGCAAGAATATCAGCAGACGTAGCAGCAGGAACAGAGTCAAGAATTTGGGGAGCAAACGGCTTTACAGGTTTATTTTTAGATGCAGCTTTTGGAACAGCCGGAGGAACTACAATAGCACCTGCAGCAGTAACATCAAGCAACGTAATTGCTGAAATGGGTAAAGTAGTAGATGCAATACCTTCTGCACTTTATGGAAAAGAAGATTTACTTTTATATGTATCACAAAACGTAGCTCGTGCTTATGTAAGAGCGTTGGGTGGGTTTGGAACTTTCTTAAACGGAGAAGGAAATTCAGGTACAGATGCAAAAGGAACGCAATGGTATGACGGAGGACAAGGACTTACTTTTGACGGAGTAAAAGTTGTTGTAGCAAACGGTTTAGCAGACAACAGAATGGTAGCCGCTGAAAAGACTAACTTATTCTTTGGTACAGGTTTATTAAATGACTACAACCAAGTTAAAGTTTTGGATATGGCTGATTTAGACGGTTCTCAAAATGTTAGATTTGTAATGCGTTATACTGCAGGAGTTCAGTATGGTATTGCTTCTGACATTGTATTCTATGGAGCATAATAATTAATCAAATTTACCCTTGTCTTAATAACGAGGGTAAGTTTATAAAAACATAAAAATGAGTTGTACTATAAATAAAGGAAGACTAGAACCTTGTAAAGATAGCGTTGGTGGTATTCAAGCGGTTTATTTCGTAGATTACGGAACACTTGGAGATATCGAATATGAGAATGCTACTTCTAGTGAAATTAAAAATGTAGCAGGAGTGGCTGCAGTAGCACCAACTGCTTTTAAATATGTTCTTAAAGGCGCAAGTTCATTAGAGCAGACAGTAACATCAAGTAGAGAAAATGGAACAACATTTTATGACCAACTTGTAAACTTAACTTTCAAAAAATTATCTGTTCAATCACATGATGAAGTTGCTTTAATTGCAGTCGCAAGACCTCACGTTATTGTAGAAGATAACAATGGAAATGCTTTTTTAGTAGGTACAGAATGGGGTGCTGATGTAAACGGTGGAACAATCGTTACAGGTGCAGCAATGGGAGATTTGTCTGGATATACTTTAACACTTCAAGGAATGGAGAAAAAACCTGCCAACTTTTTAAGTGGCGGTGTTACAGGCGTAGGAATTACTATATCTACTACTAATATTACAGATATTTAATAGTAACTTACTAATTAAAATAATAGGGTAGCCATTTGGTTGCCCTTTTTTTTTATCTAAACTTTTGCAAATGTTTTTTATTTTCTCGTTATACCTATATGATAGTATTACAACCAATAAGCACAGAGCAAGTTGTAGGTGTTATACCAAGAGAAATACTTTTGGTTGATGACGTTTACTTAACTTTGACAGATAATACAACAGG